GGAATTTAGTTCTAAGCCAGGATGGCGAAGCATGAATAGCGTCGGCGGCAGCCTGACGGGTGGCGCCTTTTTGAATAAGACTGTACGCATAAAGGATATCGTCCACATTCCTTTTTCTGACCATGTCTATAACCTCGAAAGTTTAACTGGTTGGTTTGGATGCGAACATTATACCGTACATAACTGCAGGTGTGTAAGTCGTTTAATTATTCCCAAGGAGGCAACAACAGAATGAGAAGACTAGTCTACGACACAGTACCGGTTGACTCTGTCAGAACTGTAGATGACAACGGCTACCTTCACGTTGGCGTAAGCAACATTACTAAGGAGCAGGTAGCGCCTTATCTAGGTAGAGAAATCCCAGGCTTCGAAAAGCTGGGTCTGAAACCGGATGAAATTTATAACGTCTACAGACCGGCGTCAGAGCTGTCAAAGCCTGCAACAGTGGCAAGCCTAAACGGTATACCAATTCTATTAAAACACGCTCCCGACTCGGCAGCTGAGCCCGCAACAAACCGCGTAGGTTCAACCGGCACCGACGCCAAATGGGAGCCCCCTTATTTAACGAATTCTCTGCATATCCAGGACGCGGATGCGATAAGACGCATCAACGATGGGACCATGCGTGAGATATCAATGGGCTACTTCTATACTCCAGTCTTAAGACATGGAGAGTTTAGAGGTGAGCCTTACGACCTAATCATGACCGACATCGCCTGCAACCACGTTGCACTGGTCGAGGAAGGCCGTGCAGGGCCTGACGTCCTGGTCAAGGACGCAGCCTTAAAACCAAATCTTCCTGCCGGTGATGGTCAGGAAGACAGAACATCATCGGAAACTAACCAGGAGAACGATATGAACGAAAAGGAGAAAGCAATAGCCGAGATCTTGGAGATCGTAGCTGGCGCAGGTATTGATCCTGAAGCTTTCAAGCAGAAACTTGATGCTGTCATCAACATTAAAGACGACAGTCAGACAACTGACGAGGACACCGAAGAGTCTAAGGCATTCGCCGAGGGCGTTGAGTACGGTGAGGAGAAAGAAAAGGAAGAGCCTGAGAAGCTAGATCGCGAGCATGAGTCAGAAGGCGAAGAGCGCTATCTAGAAGCGAAGGACGAGGCCGAAGACGAAGACGACGAAGAAAACGACCTAACCGCAGATGCAGAAGAGGCTCTAAAGTCCTGTGGCCTAGACGCTGACGATCCAGTGGTTAAAACCGCTTTCCAGCAAGGTTTTGCCTCAGGCGTCGAGTACGGTGAAGAGAAAGAAAAGGACGAGCCAAAGAAGCTTGACAGCGAGCATGAGTCAGAGGGCGAAAAGAAAGCCCTAGGACAAGACTCCGCAGCCAAGATTGGTGCCATTGTAAGAGCTCAGGTAGAAGCTAAGTTTGACGCCATTCAGGAAACAGCTCGTAGCTTAGGCAAGGTCCGCGTATCTGCATTTGACACCGCTGCCGATGTTTACAGAGCTGCTCTAAAGGCAGAAGGCGTAAACGTCAAAGGCCTAGCAAAGTCAGAGTGCCGCGCTGCTTACCGCGCTCTTATGATGGGACGTCAGTCAGCTAAGCGCGTGGCTGCAATGGACTCTAAGCCATACAAGCCAGATGCACTAAGCAAAATGCTAAACTCAATCAGAGTAGGAGAATAATATATGCCATTACAGAAATCAGTAGGTAATTCCTACGCACTAGGCGTGCCAGGTCAGCAAGTCGTAATCGGCCAAGCAGAATACCTAGCATATAACCCATTATCAGACGGCACCGTAAAGGCTGGCACATTCTGCTTTAAGAAAGCAGGCTCCGGCAACGGTGAGGTATTCGCTCATGCATCATTAACCGGTGCATCAGCAGCAGTTCCTTTAGGATTCGTTGAGCGAGTAGTTGACTCATACATCCCAACCGTAGGCGGTGACGCAACACAGGTATACCCAGCAGGTGCGGCGCTAACCGTAGCAATCCGCGGCCAGTACTACATCGAGGCTCCTGCAGCAATCGCATCAGACGGTCTAGGTGTATTCATTAACCCAACAACCGGAGCCCTCTCAATCGCTGCCTCAGCAGGCACCGGTGAAGTTGACACTGGCTGGACCTGTCGCCTTCCTAATGGTGGCTCATCTGCAGCCCAGGGCGACATCGTAATCGTTGAGAGATTTTAATTAAAAGGAGTTTTGAACCATGCCAAATTTATTCAGCATCGCTAAGGAGATGGGCATTTCAGCTCCTTACGCCAAGGGTTTTATGGCTTACGACGACGTAAACGGCCAGGTGGTAGTTAACGCTAAACGTACAGCAGCTCAGCTTGCTATGGATGCAGCATTAGCACCTAACGTAGGTATTCCAGCAGCGCTAAGCACCTTCTTATCTCCAGAGGTTGTTCCTGTTCTAGTCTCACCTAACAACGCAACCAAGTTGGCAGTAGAGACCAAGCGTGGCGACTTCACAACTGACTTTTATCAGTTCCCTGTTGAGGAGATCGTAGGTGGTGTACAACCTTACTCAGATTACGATCACGCAGTATCAACCGACGTTAACTACAACTATCCATCACGTGAGAATTTCAGATTCCAGACTTCAATCAAGTTTGGCGATCTTGAAGTTGCAAAGGCATCAGTAGCTAAGGTTGCTCTTGTGGCTCGCAAACAGCGTGCAGCCGCTTCAACCATTGCCAAGGCAGCTAACCGATTCTACTTATTCGGCGTTCAGGGTAAGGCTTTATACGGCTTATTAAATGATCCTAACTTAAATGCAACCATCTCACCTATTACCGTAGGTGCAAACTCAACCTGGGCAGCTAAGACCGCAGCAGACGCAGGCAACTCAGCTAACTTGGTATACGCAGATATCAACAAGTTAGTGAACGAGTTATCAACCAAGGCAGGTGGCTACTTTGATGCCAACTCACCTATGGTGTTAGGCGTTTCTAATACTAAGTTCCAGTACTTATCAATGGCTAACACCTACGGCGTAACCGCACTACAGTTGATTAAGGCTAACTACCCTAACCTAACCGTAGAACAGGTGCCAGAGCTATCAACCCCAGCAGGTGATATGTTGTTCTTAACCTTACGCGAGGTGGACGGCGTATCAGTAGCCGAGGCTGCATACTCTGAGAAGTACATCTTGGGCCGTTTAGTTGCTCATGAGTCAGCCTTCTCACAGAAGGCCTCAGCTGGTACTTATGGCGCTGTGATCAAGCAACCTGCTTTCATCGCAACCATGACAGGTATCTAACTAATACCTTTAACAACACATCCCATTAAGGCTCCAAGGAATTGGAGCCTTTTCATTTACGCAAGTCTTGGAGACTAAAGAATATGGCAACCAAAAAGACAACAACTACAAAAGCAGCAGGTCAGGTAGTCGGTGCAACAACAGACAGAGCTCAGGCTGAAGAGTTAACCGGAGCAGGTGTAGCAACCCTGCGCGTATCCCTTCGCCATCCCCATAAATTCGACGACCTACCAGACGGCAAAGGTGGCGTTAAGACTGTAGTCCTGCCAGGTCTAGACGACCATTTAAGAGGTAAGTCAAGCGGCATCTTAACCGCCGAAGGTAACGCCGTCTTCTTCCAGCTTCCACGTGAGGACTGGGAGACCATCAAGAAGATGCACGGACAGGAGCAGATGTTCCTACCATGGCACGGCAACCCTCCATTAGTGGCAGAGATTGAATCCGTGAACGCAGCTAAAGCAGGCGCATATAAAGATGACATCGAGGCTACTGACACAGGCTTAGCACCTCAGGACCCAGCCAAGTTGAATGTGACCGAGGCACCTAAGTCCGAATAGCAAAGGAGATAAAACATGGGCAGCGTAACGTTTAACTACGACGAGTTTATAGCAAGGTTCGTTCACATCGGCCAGGCAGTAGCAGAAGGTAAGCTCACAGAAGCAAGCGTGACCGCTGCTTATGACTCCATAGCGTCATGGCAGGGCGCAGACGATAACAGCCTCTATCCTTACGACCCTGAACACGGGATCACA